CGACGAGGAGATGCCGGATCTGGCTGCCAACTCCTTCTCGGTAGCGTTCGGTGACTTCCGCCGGGGCTACCTGATCGTCGATCGCCGTGGCATCGAGGTCCTCCGTGACCCGTTCACCTCCAAGCCCTACATCCTGTTCTACACGACCAAGCGTGTGGGTGGTGGTGTCCAGAACTTCGAGGCCTTCAAGCTGCTGAAGTTCGGTACGTCCTAATCCGGACCTGGACCCGGCCAGTCGGCCGGGTCCAACTGAAACTCTGACTGGAGGAAGCACAATGCTTCGCGATATCAAGAACAACATGGATCTGACGTACATCAACGCGTCGGCTCCCACTGATGCCACGGCGATCGTCTCCAGCGAGATCGATCTTCGCAACGCCCGCTCGGTCATGTTCGCCATGGTTCTCGGCACCATGGCAGCCACTGCCATCACGGGTACCGTGCTCATCGAGCATGCCGACGCTGAGGCCGACGGCACGGTCGACGACTCGTCCTGGGCCGCTGTCCCCGACACGATGCTGAACGGCACCGAGGCGGCTGCGGGCTTCACCCAGGCCGATGACGGTGAGACCCGCTCCATCGGCTATGTGGGTCCCAAGCCCTACGTCCGCATCACGGTCACCCCGACCAGCAACGACGCGGCCATGCCCATCGGCATCATGGCCATCCGGGAGCTCCTGGACAAGCGTCCTTCGTAGTCGGCTCTGCCGGCGATCAGGTGAGGGAGTTCTCCTGTGGAGATCCGTGTCACGACTGCCCCTGTGACTGAGCCGGTGGAACTTGACGATGTCAAGGCTCACCTGAGGATCACCGCAGACAACGAGGACTCCCTCCTCACGGACCTGATCACCTCGGCCCGCCAGGAGGCCGAGAAGATCACTGGACGCTCCCTCGCGCCCCAGACGATCACCCTCACCCTGGACAGTCCTCCCCTGGACAAACTCACCCTCCCCCGCCCTCCTGCTGTCTCGGTGACGTCAGTGAGCAAGCGGGCGGAGGGTGGTTCTTTCACCGCCATCAGCTCGTCTCTCTACTCGCTGGTTCCGGGCACGAATGTGGTCGAGTTCCCGTCTGTCGTGACATGGGGTGTTCCGGCCCCAGCGTTTGCGGCGACCCAGGTCGTGTATGAGGCTGGGTACGAGGCGGACGACTGTCCCCAGGACATCAAGCTGGCCATCATGCAGATGGTCGCCCACTGGCATGCCAACAGAGGTATCTCTGTCACTGGAACCATCGTAGCAGATGTTCCCATGACAGCTCGGTCTCTGCTGGAGGGGTGGCGGGAGATGCGGTTGTGAGGGCGGGTGTCATTGACAAGTTCGTCACGATCCAGAGCCCCTCACGCACCAAGCGGGCGGACGGGGGGTTCGACACGTCCTGGAGTACGCTCCAGTCGGTGTGGAGTGACATACAGCCCGCGTCGGCTAGGCTGGTAGAGCGGTACGCTCGAGGAGAGCAGGTGATCAGCCACGTGATCGTGGTCCGTCAGCCCTCGCAGGCGCGCTCCGGGATGCGTGTGGTCTACGGCAGCCGGACGTTCTACGTCGAGGCAGCCTTCGATCCGAGAGAGGACGGAGTCTGGTGGCATCTGGTCTGCCGGGAGACAGTGGAGACGGACTGATGTCCATCAGGGTCACCACTCGTCTCATTGGCATCGACCGTCTCCGTCTGGCAGTTCGCAGGGAGAAGATGCAGGCCAGGGGCCGAGTGATCGCTGCTCTGCACGCCTCTGGCATGGTTGTTGAGGGCCATGCGAAGATGCTCGTCCAGCGGGGTCCTGCCACGGGCAGGGTGTACCGCAAGTACAACCCCAACCGCATCCACCAGGCCTCCAGGGGCTCAAGTGTATCAGGCGAAGGGAACGAGGCCCCAGCCACAGACACGGGCGAGCTCGTCGCTAGCATCGGCACCAACGTCAGAGATGCCGACCTGGTCGTCGAGATCTACGCCTCGGCCGTCCATGCACGCCCCCTCGAGTACGGGACTGAGAACATCAACCCCCGTCCGTTCATGCGTCGCGCCCTGTCGGAGAAGAGGGCCGAGGCCACTGCCACCTTCCACCAGATCTGGAGGATCACGACATGAGTATGGAGATCTCTCTGCAGACTGCGATGCTCACGACTCTGCTGGCATCATCCGAGATCCAGGCCATCCTGGGGTCAGGTGATGACATGGCTCTGTTCGATGAGCCACCACCCAACAAGTCCTACCCATACGGTGTCTTTGCTGAGGCGTACATCCAGCCCTGGGACACTAGCTCATACCGGGGCTCGCGCGTTATAACGAGACTCGACTTCTGGACCAATGTCGAGGGGAAGTTCCAGGTGGCCAACCTGCTGAACCTGTCCTGGCTGGCGCTCAGAGACACAGACCTTGATCTGTCGGCCGATGGCTACAACCTCGTCACCCTTGAGGAAGTTGGTCGGCAGATCTACCGTGAGGGTGTCGGAACCATCCGGCGAGGCATCCTCGAGATGCGTGCTCTCATAGAGGAGAACTAAGATGGCAGCACAGAAGGGTAAGGAGATCCTCATCGCCCGCGACGACGGGGCCGGGGGTCACACCACGATTGGCGCACTGCGCTCGAAGCGCATCGCGTTCAGCGTCGGCACCACCGATGTCTCTGACTCGGACAGCTCGCTCTGGCGTGAGCTGCTGGCAGGCGCCAATCTGCGCTCGCTGTCGGTCTCTGGCCAGGGTGTCCTCAAGGCAGCTGCCGTCGAGGGTGACCTGTTCGATGACTTCGCGGGTGCCACTGCGGTCGAGTACGAGCTCACCATTCCGGGCTTCAAGACCATCACCGGTGACTTCATCATCACCAACTACGAGTCCAGCGGTGGTCATGAGGGTGAGGTGTCCTTCTCCATGACCCTCGAGTCCGCTGGTGCTCTGACCATCGCCGACGTCTAGGAGGGACGACATGGTTAACAGCGCACGCGGTGAGGTGTCCCTGAGAGTGGGTCAGACGGAGTACCGACTCTGTCTGACTCTGGGGGCGCTCGCTGAGATCGAGGACAAGCTCGAGATCGACGACATCACGAAGATCTCGGAAGTGTTCGCAAAGCCGAAGGTACGCCACCTGATTGCAGTACTGCTCGCACTGATCCATGGTGGTGGTAACCAGGACGTCACTGAGCGGGATCTGTACGCAATGGAGCTCGACCTCAGTGGTCTCCAGAAGACGATCGAGCAGGTCTTCAAGCGTTCCCTCGCCAACCAGTCCTCCCCCGCCCTCTCCGACAGGAAGGGGGAGACAGTTGAGCCGGGGGAGGTTCAGCCGGATCCCGAGGCGGAACTCCCTGGCCTCAGTGGATGAGGCTAGCCTTCGGGCAACTCGGCATCCGGCCCACTGACTTCTGGGCCATGAGCATGGTCGAGTGGACCATGCTGGTTCAGGGGAGAGCCGGGGAGGGGCTCGATGGTGATGTGGAGCCGCCCATGACTCTGGCGCGGGTCCTGGAACTGGAGAAGCAGGTCTATGGGTGAGTTTGGTTCCCTCCTTGAGCGTCTGTTCGTTGCGATCGCTGCCGACACGACTGAGTTCGAGGAGGGGCTGGACAAGATTGAGCGCGAGGCAGCCGAGTCTGCCCGCAAGATTGGCCAGAATCTTCAGCGCATTGGCCAGGGCCTGGAGGGTGTCGGTCGACGCCTGACCACGTTCGTCACCCTTCCTCTGGTCGGTATCGGTGCTGCGGCTGTCATGGCCGCGTCCGACGTCGAGGAGATGCAGTCCAAGTTCTCCGTTGTGTTCGGCGACCTGTCCGCACAGGTGGAGGAGTGGGCAGACGCCCATGGCGAGGCGGTCAACCGCTCCACGTACGATCTCCAGGCGTATCTCTCCATGTTCCAGGACACGTTCGTCCCGATGGGGTTCGCGCGTGACCAGGCAGCCGACCTCAGCCGTATTCTGACCGAACTCACGGTGGATCTGGCGTCCTTCAATAACACGGCCGAGGAGGAGACTGCGACACTACTGACCTCGGCGATTGTCGGCAACCACGAGGCGGTCCGCCGGTTTGGGGTGTCCATTACCGAGGCAACCCTGAACCAGGAGCTGTTCAACATGGGCATCGCCGGAGGCACGCAGGCTGCCTCCGAGCAGGAGAAGATGCTCGCCCGACTCCAGATCATTCTGCGGTCTACCACCGATGCCCAGGGGGACGCTGCCCGCACAGTGGACTCGTTCGCCAACCAGTGGCGAGGGATGATGTCCGACCTCAGAGAGGCATCGGTGGAGCTGGGTCAGCACCTCATGCCGATTGCGCTCGAGCTCACGGAGACGATCTCGTCTCTGGCCGAGGGCTTCAGCTCTCTCTCACCAGAGCTCCAGTCCACCATCGTCCAGGTTGGCCTGGTCGTGGCAGCGGTTGGTCCGCTGCTGATTGTCCTGGGGACCCTGGTCTCATCTGTGGGTCAACTCATCATGCTTCTGCCTCGCCTCGCTGCTGCTGTCCGCGCGTTCTCTCTGGCTGTTCAGGTTTCCCTCGGTCCGGTGGGCTGGCTCACTGCTGGTCTGACTGCACTGGCTGGTGTATTCCTGGTTGTGGCTGCCAACAACGGTGTTGCTGCAGGAGCCTACGGGGATCTCTCCGATGCCATTGCCGAGCAGACAGCCCTGCAGGCAGTGGCTACCCCTGGAACGCGAGAGGAGGCTGAGGCCCAGCTGCAGACAGCGCTGGCCATTCGCACCAGGCTGCAGGCCTCACTGGAGCTGGCGCGGCAGCAGGCCGAGGCTGCCAGGTCCTACGAGACACGGGCGATGCGGGACATGAGCATGGACCCCCGCTCGCGTGAGCAGGACATGCAGAATGCTGGTCGTCTGCGCAGAGCAGAGACTGCTCTGCGGGCAGCCAATGAGAGCCTCGAGGAGAACTCCTCCCTCATCGCCCAGCTGGAGGCACAGATCGCCGACCTGCCCGACACAGCAGCGATCGCCGCTGAGAGTGCAGCAGACACCCTTCGCAGGATCAGGGAGGCAATGGACGAGGCGCGTGGGGGTTCCCTCACGCCCAGACAGCAGCGTGCCCACCAGGAAGCTGTCGAGTCCGTGCGGGAGGAGATCGAGGCCACTCGCGAGCTTACCGAGGCGATGTCCGTCTCGAGGCGGGAGTATGAGATCGTCAGCCGCACGCTCAACATTCTGTCCGACGGGTATGCGGGAACTCGGGAGGAGGCGCGAGAGCTCGCTGAGGAGTTGTACGCGACGGAGGAGGCATTCGACCGCGCCGAGGACCGGATGGACAAGCTGTCCGAGAAGGCCAAGGATGAGGCCGAGGAGATCACCGATGCATTCTCGGAGATGGGTGACTCCATCAGCAAGACGATTGAGGATGCGTTTGTTCGCGGTGACTTCGAGAACATCATGGAGAACTTCGGACAGTTCTTCCGTCGCCTTCTCTACCGTGTGTTTATTGAGGACTCGATGAGCCAGCTGGAGGACTGGCTGGCCCAGTCCTTCCGTGAGATCTTCAGTTCGATGACGGGAACCTCCAAAGGTGGTGGTGGCAACATCGGCTCAACAGTCGCATCTGTTGCCTCGACTGTCTTCGGCGGTTTCAAGGCCATGGGTGGCGCTGTGCAGGCTGGCATGTCGTACATCGTTGGTGAGAGAGGCCCGGAGCAGTTCATCCCGGCCGTCTCCGGTACGATTGTCCCCAGTGGCGGTGGCTCTCGCTCCATTGTGATCAGCAACCCGGTCTCGGCCCACTTCTACGGGACGAGTGAGGAGCAGCAGGAGAAGCTCCAGCAGATGCTCGAGCAGAACAGACAGCAGACAGTTGACTCGATCATGTCGGCTCTGCCGGGTGAGATCGACGCTCGTGTCATGGACCAGTTCGACAGGGGGACCTACTGATGGTGGACCACCTCAACGACCTGCCGGGCATCGTGTCGTGCTTCCCTGTACCCAGGGAGAGCCAGTCCAGCACCCCGCTTGCATCTGGAGCTGTCACCGTGGCAGAGACAGGTCGGACCATCTGGACCCTGCCTGAGATCCGAACCCGAGTTCTCTCCTCTGCGGAGATGCAGCAGT